ATTTTATTTGACGAGATGAGTGGGCAAAAACAGTTCGCCGTATCGTTGGTATGGTTATATTTAGGCTCGTCCGAATTTCTATCTATTCTTGAAAACCTAAGAGACGGTGGCAATGTATCTATGGGAAAATTTTTAGATTTGATTAGAACAAAAATTGAAAACAAGGTTAAATTATGAGGTGAAACATGAGGGGTATTGATGTAAGCGAAAATAACGGCGTAGTGGATTGGGGAGCGGTCAAGGCTAATGGCTTTGACTTCGCTATCATCCGTATCGGTTATGGTCGCGGTAACTTAGATAGTGAATTTTACAACAACGTAAACGGCGCAATTAATGCCGGTTTGGCGATTGGTGTATATCATTATTCCTACGCTATGAATGAAGAACATGCGGCAGATGAAGCGGAATTCGTAATTAATACATTGAACGATGCCGGCTTGAGCATTGATAAGTTGCCTATGGGTGTATGGTTCGATATGGAAGATGCGGACGACTACAAGGCGGAACGTGGCATGCCAACAGACCAACAACTAACAAATATTTGTAGCGTGTTCATCAATAAGTTATGGCAAGCTGGATACATAAACACAGGCCTATATGCTAGTTATGATTGGCTAGTGAATGTATTAGACGTTAGTCAATTAGGTGGTTGCGCTATCTGGTGCGCACAACTTAATAGCCAATGTGATTATGACGGTGCTAATCTATGGCAATATACATTTACCGAAAACATTGAAGGTAAAGAATTTGATGCCGATTTAGTACTTAACTGGCCTATTTGATAGGGGGTAATTATGGATACTATCATTCAATTATTAAGGCGATATGCACCAGTTATCACCGTGGCA